TTTTCCAGTCTTTTATTTCAATATTTTGATCTGCTTGTATTTGTTTCCATCTATCGTCTGGACAGTTTTCGTTACAATAGTTTCCTTCATCTCTAAAATAACTTGTCCAGCTCCATCTATGGTATGCTTTAGGATGAGGCGGAAATGGCATGTTATGTCTAAACACGCTACTTTCAACTACAATATATGGCTTACCACTATCTCGTATGTGTTCATATTGTGCTCTATACTTTCTAAAGAATTTATTTTCTAGTATATTTGCTTGCACAAATACATCAGCTTTTTCTATTATAGCTTGGTTTTCCCAAGGTACAACTTTAAAATTGGGTAGGTGAGGAAGAGGGTGTGTTCTATATGAACCTTCTATTCCTACTACAAGCTTATCCAACATTATTAAAGTATAATCCTCTATTTTTTACAAAAGCTTTTTTGCCCTTTTTACCTAAATTTAGTGTTGAATTTATTCGTAAAAACTTAGTTTTATTTTCATCTAATTTAAATCCGTTTTCTTCAAAACGTGCAATCCAGTAATCTTCTTCTTGTAAATTTACATGATGATGTCCGTTCCATCCCGGAGGAGCATATGTTACTATAGCTGATTTTGCTTTTTTAAAAGTATCCATGTAATTTGACATATATTGTTCTTCAACATGTTCTAAAAATTCTACACTCCATACTACATCATATTCTTGTTCAAGTACAGGACTGCCTTTTGTATAGTCATGTATTATAAAGTACTCAGGATCAAATCTAGTTAATGTATAATCGCCATCAACACCTATAGTACGCAATCCTTTACTCTTGGCAAGTTCTACCATTCCTCCTGGACCACAACCAATATCTAAGAAACTGTTAATGCCGTTATTAATTAGCCACTGTAATGCGCCTTCATCAATGTGAGTTTTTCCTTGGTGTCCTCCAAGGTGTGGTTCTAATGTCATAGTTCTATATACCTTTTTAGTTGATCTGTGTACTTAGGATTATTTTTATGCTTATCACCTTTTAAAGTTAAAAATACACTTTTAGGATTAGCCTTGCCCATGCATATCCATTCTGTAGGTGCTTTAATATATTGATATGTGTGATATAATGCACTAAGTATGTCTTGGTCGTGTCCGTACTTCCAAGACCTAGTAGTAGTTAGCAATAAGTTATTTACATAATCTTGCCTAAATAGTCCAGTACCTAGTGTAACAAATCCACATAGCCATGTATGTATAGCATTTTTCTTGTGATGTTTTAAAACCGTAACGTCTGACGTTACATCAATAAATTCTTGTTGTGTAAATTCTCTAGTACAAATACTATCAGCATCAAGTATCAGTACATGTTCATCATTTTTAAATTTTTGTGCCGCTATTAAAAATCTTACAGCTTGTAAATATGGTATAGAAACGTTATCATATTTTTCGGTAGTATAATTTACGCCTTCTAATCTCCTTTGCCATCTTCGTTCTTCTTTTGGATTAACAATATGGCAATGTAAGCTAAGCCAAGGGTGAGAGTTAAAATGCTGTATACTTTTTAGTAAATTAAATGCCCATTTGTCATAATATTTTTGATCACATGCTACTAGAATATGCATTACGAACTCGATATATTAAAACGCTTTAAAAACTTGTTGTGTAATTTCTCTTTTCCTTTGCCTTTGCAATGAACCATATATTGATTTATACCGCTATTATTAAAAGGACTTTTATTATTTATTGGGTTAGGATTTAAGTTTTTAAAACCTTCAAACCCTCCAGCTTCGTAACTTAAACGCAACTGAAAGAAAATCCAACTATCATGCGTTTCTCTTAGCTCGTCTAAATTATTATCTTTGTAATATTCTTCGAAAGCTTCTAAAAATCTTTTAGCTAATGGAGTTTTTAAGTTATATCCCATTAGTCCGCATTCGTCATATGATGTTTTTGTATTAGATGGTCTACCAAGATAAGATATACAAGACCTTGTAGGAAATAATTCTGCAAGCCATGCCATAGTAATATAGTCATGCATTAGCACGTCAGCATCTAACCAAATTAAATAATTTGTATCACAAACTTTGGATTCTTCGAATATAGGAAAGGTTTTGTGTGCAAATTTTATTGCATTCCATTTAAACTTTTTTGTTTCTTTAACAGGAGCATCGCCGTTATAATGTGGATTATTTTTATGTCTATTTTTGAATTCTAATAGTTTAGGACAAGTTTTATAAATGTTTTTAAGTGTAACTCTATCTTTTAATGTTTCTAAGTTAATATCATCTTCAGAATATATTACGATTTTCACCTCAGGAGGCAAAAATTGTGCCCAACTTTGAATATTTATTTTTGATGTTTCGTCCCAATATTTTTGATTAAGACTTGTAACAATAGTGTACATGTGTCCTCCTTGTATATGTAATTATTACTTAGAGGAGTTATAACACACCAATTACGGCATTTTTTTCGCCTCTGCCTAATTTCTTAAGCATTTTATATCCAAATGGTTCTAGTATATCTAAAACAGAATCTCTAGAATATCCATATCGTTGAGGATGTTCTTTACGTTCATATAATATAACTGGAATATTTTTTGTAATAGTTTCCATACCACCTTTAATAATTAATGGCTCAAATCCTTCAGCATCAATTTTAATAAAATCAATACTATTAAGATTTAATTGATCTAATGATTTAATTTTATAATCACCTATTGAATTATGTACTACGTGTGTACTAAATGTTTTTGCAGTTTTACGTAAGTCAACTTCTTTCTCAGTATCACCTATACCAAAATTATGTATGTTTACATTTGAACATCTATTACTCATGTTTTGCTTTAAACATTCAAATACATCTGTATCAATTTCAAAACTTTCAACAGTTTCAAATCGTTTACTTAATTGATTAGAAATCATACCTATATGGGCACCGATGTCTATCGCAGTTCTAAAATTATTACAATAATTTAAAGCAGAGGTAAGTTCTTCTAATTGATAGTTATCAATGTTCCCGCCCGTTTGTCGTTTAGCGGCTTTAACACTAATATCATAGTCTAATGTAATCCATCCATGATAATTTTTATAAACTGGCATCTTCCATACCAGCTACTCTAAGTTTAACTACATTAGTAATTTGCCATTGTTTTTGATCTAAGCCTTTTAGTAAGCCTAACCACTTGTTACGTATAAGAGCAAATTCATTGATAATCTTTTCATAATCAACAACATCTCTTTCACCATCAACATATTTTTCAACATCACGGCTAGATAACGCTCTTTGATAATTTTCAAGATATGTTTTAAAAAACGAGCTACGCAATCTACGTAGCTCGATATTCAAATAATTAAGGATTGCTTCAATTTCTTGGAGTTGGTTAAATCTATGTTCAACTATACCAGGCATTTCTGCAGCGGCACGTTCAACATTTCCTTTAAGTTTTACCTCTTGTCGTGCATCTTGTAATTCACCTTCAAAGTGAGCTACTGCATCAGTAATTTTAGATACATCTCTCGAGACTTCACTATACCAACCCATTAATAATCCTCTTCGTAATCATCGTCATCGTCATCTTCGTCTGCGTCAAGGTAATAGTTTATTGCTTCGTCTAAGGAATTACTAGATCCTAATGATGCTAAAAATGTATCGTCACCAGTGCCGTAGTCAGCAAGTAAATCTACGTATTTTTCAGCAACAACTTCTAGTTGCTTTTTGTCGATATATTCCTTAAATACTCCCCAAATGTCTATTATCTGTTCTTCAGTCATTTATTGTTGTCTCCTCGAGTTGGGTTTGATCGGGTTCTTCAGTAACCTCAGCGGTATTTACCACATTGGCTTCTTTTTGTGCGAAATCCGACATTACCGTATCGAGGGCGGTTCCAGTCCAATTTTTTCTATACTCTAGTACTTCTTCACCTGTACTAGTAGTATACTTTAATCGATTACCTTGCTTTTGAATTAAACCTTTTGCTTCAAATAATTCAACAAGTCCACTGTAAGGATTCATTCCTGTTTCATAAGGAATTTTAACCTGTACAGCTTCAAATGGTTTTGCATAACGTGTTTTCATAACTTTACAGCCTGCACGTATGCCCATTACTTGACTAATTTTATTACCATCTTCATCTTCTTTTAGTTTAAGTTTTTTCATTGCAACAACAATACTTGATGCATAGATAAAGCCTTGACCGCCTGATATTTTATCATCTGGGTCAAACATATCTTGTGATGCATATGTATGATTAGTACATACTAGTCCTACATTATGTGAACCAATCATGTTCACTGTGTTACGTACTAATGAAGTAAGTGCTTTAGGCTTACGACCCATATCACCCTTCATATCACCTTTATTAAACTGATCTACATCAGTAGGTGTTAGTAGCATACCTAAACTATCAATAACAAACAATACTTTAGGCCGATCTTCTTCGTCCATTGCTTTGTAATCTGACATAAATGTACTAATAGTTTTAGCTACATCATCAATCATTGACATATTAAGTTTAAGAAGTTTTTCTTCACTAGTGTCAACATCTAATGCTTGTAACCATGATTCATCAAGTGCATTTTCTGAGTCAATTAATACTACAAAAATACCTTGATCTTGTGCGTGTTTTACAATATTACCTGCACAGAAATAACTTTTTCCTGCGCCTGATTCTCCTGCAAACACTGTTACCTTACCCATAGGAACACCTCTATTGAAGTCTCCACTAATAAGATAATTTAGTGCATACGAGCCTGTACTGATCCAATCAGTAGGATCGTTAAACCCAGCACTCATGCCTGAAATGCTTTTTGTTAAGTCCTTACGGAACTTGCTAACGTCAAATGATTTAGCCATAGTTTCTCCTAATTAAAAATTAGTAGGGGATCTCTCCCCTACTTTATCTTAGCTTGATTGTCTTGAACGGATCATTGCAAGAATGTCAGCAGCCTTGTCGCCGCCTTCTCCTGCAGGTGCTGTCGCTGGTGCCGCTTCTGCTACTGGAGCAGGTGTTGGCTCTGCTACTGGAGCAGGTGCTTCTGCTACTGGAGCACTTTGGCTTGTTGCAGTTGCATTAGGTGATGCCGCTTTAGTTGGATCACCTGTTCGAGCTTGCATTCCGCTTGGACGGAAATAGTTGCTCCAACGATCTGGATCATATGCTTCGCCATCAACTGATGCCTCAAACATTTCTTTCATAACCTTAACAGCCGTTTCATCAGGCTTTTTAGGAAGGAAGTCTGTAAAGTTAAACAGACCATGTGTGTTAACTGCATTCATTTCAGCATCAGTTAACGGACGCTCTCTACGAGCCCAGTTAGATGTTGAATAGTCTGCATAACCGCCTTTACTTGTTTTGTTAAGACGGAAGTCTACACCAGCAGTATAATCTGTTGGCAATTCTTCCATGTCTGGATCCATAAGAGCCGCTTTAATTATTTGGAAAATTTGTGGACCAATAATAAAACGTCTAATTGGGTTTTCAGGAGTCTTATCGTCACCAAGTGGATTCTCAGTAACAAAGCCTTGGAAGATATACGAACGTTTCTTCCAATACTTACGACCCATATCTTCTAGACTTGGATCTTTAAACCAGCCACGTACTTCGTTTAGAATATCACAAGTTTCGCCATACATTTCCATGCAAGGTACTTGTACTTGAACTGGACGTGAGTCAGTTTCGCCTTTAACACCTGCGAACGGAAGTTTGATCATCAAACGTTCTGCCCAGAAGAAAGTGTTATCTGCGTTGCCATCAGGAAGGAATCGGAAAGTTGTACTTTCACCTTCTTTAATATTCCAAAATGGGTAAATTGCGTTATCGCCGCCGCTGTTAGAGTTACCGCTTGAGCGTGACTCTTGTTCTTTTAATTTAGCTCGAATTTCTGCTAATG